TGTACCATTGTATAGAAATATAAATCTTGGGACGGTTGAACTAGAAGAGGGCCCGAAGGCCCTCAACTATAAACAATATAAAAAATAAATAAATAAACTATAGCTTATATGTTCAGACTACAACTTTGTTTCAAAATAATTGTAACTATTTGTAGATAACAAGCTACGGTCAATACGATAGGACTTTGATGATCTCGTCTATCTTGTACGGTTCTACTCTATGTTCTATTAGAAGTTCGCCCACTTCATCTATGATTACTTGTGTTTCGTCATAGTATGTGGACCCATCTTCAAACATATCGGAGCAGCATCTTCTGTTTGGATCTACGTAGTTATAGACTTGTTGGAATGTACCATCTTTAATTACGTGGCCCTCTTCCCTTAGAATGTTCTCAATCTCAGACTTCTTGTAAGCCGGTCTACCTTCTTCTGTTTTAAGATAGTAGAGTTGGACTAGCCTAGCCATTCTCTCATTCTTTGGATGCTTCTTGATACACTCCATTGGGACGTACGTTTCGATACTAAGATCTAATGCTAACTGTTCTTCTGACCTATGACGTTTGATAATAGTTATTACCGTGTCAATTGGTCTTCCATATTTGTCAGCGAGTGCTCTATACATGTAGCCATTCTCGTATTTGTCGGTTAACATGTTCTGAATCTCTTCAGTACTTGCTCTTCCGCATCCGCGACCTTCGGATTCCTTTTGGGATTCCTCTTCTTCGGTCTCGTTAAAGTACTGGTCACGTAGTGCCATAGTACTTAGGGTCTCTTCCATTTCAACCAATATTTTGATTTGGTCAATCTGATTTTGGAGTTTTGCTAGAGCCTCCTTGCTCGAATTAAAATTAGCCATAAGCATATTTTTGTTTAACGCCTTAACTTCGGTGCTAAGGACTTTGGAATTACTAATAGGTTGATCTAAATTTGCCATGTTAATTTTATTTGTTTGTTGTTTTATGTGGATAACTTTAACTTGTTCCAAAAGTTTTACATTACTTTGTCTCTTGCATATCGTTGTATCTTTTAAGTTCTAAACCAATGTTTACGATTGCTTCGGTTAGATTCCAACCTGTAAAGTCGCAACGTTGATTTGCTAATGAGTTATCAGTAATTTCTGATACCATGTAGTCTAATTGTTTAGTTAATTCTTCTGTTCCCATCTGTTTAAGTTTTTTAAGGATTCAACTGTTATAGTTAGTAGTTTACTTTTGTTTCAAAGTATTTTGATAAATCTCTTCGGTGATTCTTTTGATATCAATGGCTGACTTCTTGAAGTTCCATTTGAACTCAAAGTAACTACCTTCTACAATGTAAAGTTGTGTGTGGTATTTGATGTACTTACTATCTGTATAGTTGTACTGACTTTGTGAGAACCACTGCTCGAATGCTTTCTGATATTTATTCATGGTTGTTATACCAGTAAACTAGATATTGTTCCAATTTATTTTGTAGACGAAAGTGTGAGGCAGGTCGGAGACTATACTTCAGATCGTCTCTGCCAGTAGTTATATGGCCGAAACGGTTTTTGTTCCAATAAATTTGTAGATTATCTGCGGCCGATTACGGCATACGAACCTAAGGTCTTGTTAGTCTTGCGATTATAGTTAGCTAATGCTAAAGATATAATGGTATCATCATGAAGGCCCGAAGGGTGTGTGTATCGAATAGAACGAGTCTTTGGATTATACTCGTAAGTAAATGTTTCCATCTCTGATGTTAGTGCTGGGAACAATTGGTTATTTGGTATATGTATTGAAGCTTCGTTAACATCTAAGATAAGTCCTTCTATTATCTCATTCTTAGATTTGTTTGATGTTACGAATGGATGTGTGTCTTGCCATTGCTTCTTGATCATCTCAAATACTACATCACCAATAGAGTTTACTTCTATTAGTACAGTTGCATTGTGTTTACGGATTTTAAGCATCATGGCATTAACCATGTCGTGCCAGTCTGACTTATTCTCTCTATAGTAATCTATTACGTTTCCGTTGCTGTCCATGAAAGTTGCAACACTATAATCTTCTGCACGACCGAGATCAATACCACAATATATTTTACCTTGTGGCTTTGGCCATTGGTCGAATACGATTCTGTTTATATTACTAAAGACTTCGCCACCGGAATCTAAGAACTCTGCAAGGTACTCTTGTTTGAATACATTGTCAGGTACAGTCTTCTTTGCATCATATAGTTCTTGAGGATCAATAAAAGGCGTATCATACGAAGAACCTTTGTAACATTTGTAGTTTGGATAGTCTGGCGAGTCTCCTAGTTTGTATAAGTCGTAGAACCAGTTCTTACCTTTTGGTGTAGATATAAACAAGACTTTCTTTCCACGTACTACTAATGTTGGGCGGATCGCTTCTGCCCATGCATCGTCTTTGATAAATGCAGCCTCATCTATTACTGCATAGTCTAAGGTCATACCACGAATGTTATCGTAACGTTCTGCTGATCTAAAGTATATGGTCGTACCTGTTTTAAGTGTAAGTTCGTTTGACGAGTAGTTATTAGAAGCCACTATTCCACTCCCACCAATCGCTGCCATCAATTCCTTCTGAACTTTCTGTGCTTGACTGTATACGGGACTCACCCATAAGATCTTGCATGGTGATTGGTTTATCCCCCAATAAAGCATTAGGTTCATACCCATTAGAGATTTCCCGAATTGCCTGCCAATGCTCGCAATGTGGTATTTCTCCTTGGATTGGATAATCTGGTTCAGAATCTGTCTCTGAATATCGTGAGGGGTAAAGCCAGTAAATATCATAGCTCATGTACGTAATCTATATGGCCGTCGTTATAGGTCGTGCAAAGATTATTATCTTGTGGTCTATATGTACTATTAGCCAGCCATCCTGACCATACTGATTCATCACCTCCATTGTCGTAGTCCCTCTCACTGAGGTATACTCGTAGGTGATCATTGGTCATTCTTGTCTCTTTTTGTGTCGTCGTTGACATCTGGTCCAAACTCAAACTTAACGTTCTTGAATAGATCTTCGCCGTCAGTGCCAGTTAGTTCTTGTCTAGCAAGTTTTGGGATAATAAACTCTGATAACTTTAGCATTAGTTCCATTGCTTCTTTTGGATTATCTGCTGCAATTTCAGCTAACCACGCTGTCATGTTATCTAAGTTATTCTCAGTTAGCTCTTGGTAAGCCTTTCTGATCTTTTGTGTTACTAGATTCTTTGAACCTACTGGTCTTCCGTTAGGGTTTCCTGATTGTCCTGGTTGAAACATATTATTGTTCTGTATTTTTAAGTAAGTTATTCTCGCGAACTGTAACCTCTAATAGAGTTGACATAACATATGCGTATTGCGTAAATGCTTTATCAATCTGTGCTACTTGTTCGTCTGTTAACTCTAAATATAGATCTTCTAGAATTGCTTTACAACCGTCTACTACTTGATTTGCTTCGTTAACTGTCATGGTCTTCTGTCTTATTATCGTCCATCATTCGTTTGATTGACTTCTTTAGTTGTTTAATTGCTTCGCGCAGACCTTGGTCTGTTGTAGATCTAACAGTATACGTAATACCGTTTATTGATACGTCAGTCTTCTTCATGTTAAAATATGTTTGTATTTGCTTCGAAAGCTTTCCATACTCTCTTCTTTACGTTTGCCCAGCATCTTCCACATCCGTTTGGCTTAAGTGTTTCGTTTGTAACACTATTGTAAATTTCGTATGTAACAGCTTTCTGTTTTGTAGTTGGTCTGTTGTTAGCGATAAAGATTGCTTGATTATCTGCTACCCATTGTAAGTGTTCAAATTTCATAGTATGTTCTTTAGTCTAAATATTAAGTCTGCCATTACTCCAACGATTGCTGCGTATAGGAATCCGTTTAATCCATGGATGTAAACCAATGGAATTACTGAAGACCAGTAACCGAAGCACATATCGCATTTGAATGGCTTGTTAGCTAATACTCCATTAGTATCAATTGTTTCAATAAAATCTACGGCAAGATGGGCCAAACAGGCCCAGCCAATTAGTTCTAGTATCATAGGTCGATGTTTCTTTGTTTAAGTTCTCTTCTTATATATTCGCGACATTCTGATACAGCTTGGGATATCGAGGTACGAGGTATCTTTGTTCTTCTTTCTAATTCTGAGAAGTTTGGAGTCTCTAACCATAGTTCGAATAGCTTTGCTCTAAACCATACATCCGATGGTTCGCTCTGCATCTCTTCTAAGATACCTAAGATGGCTTCTGTGGCAATATCTAAGTCTTCGTTATATTCTTCTTGTATTCTACGATCTTGTTTGTGTTGCGCGTTATCTGAGTTAGGGTGTACTCTACCTTTCTGTCTGTATAACGTATGGTATTGAGATGTAGAAGAGTGGAAAGATCTATGGATCATACCAGATAAGAAGCGCATTGCTTCGTTTTTGATAACTAACTCTTCTGCTCTTTTGTGTTCCAGAAACTTTGTGATACAGTAATGTGCTACGTCTTCGTGTTCTCTCGAACCTTTACAAATACGTTTAGACATTACGATTATATCGTCGTAGTTATCTGTTAAGAACTTATTTACCATGTACGTGATCGATGCCCATTATATTCTCTACGCTGAATCTATCGTGCATCATGTATTTTTCTCTATTTGATCTACCGAACCGTGAGACGCGTATATCTGTAAAGATGTTGATTTCCTCACCCATGAACCAATCATCCATTAGATTCAATGCAGCATGCAAATAGATACCTATTTTGACTGCAGTCTCATCATGTATATGTATAGCTGTAGCACCAAGCATTCTATTTGCGTATCTTTTAGCTATAATGTCCTCGTTAATCGATATAGCGTAACGTGGGCCGAGATCGGCAAACGTAAACATTTTTGCTAACGGGTGTTTAACTAGTTCTTCTATGTTAACCTTGCGTCTAGGGTCTCCTGCAAAGATAATAACAAAGTCGTACTTGTCAATTGTTATTACTTGGTCTTCGCCTGCAGATCTAAACATTATAGTTAGAAACCAAAGGCATAACGTTTCTTGGTCTGTTAGAGTATCTCTGTCAATTTTGTTGTAGCAGAATAGCTTCATAGTCTGATATCTTTTGCAATTTTGTTAATATTCTTGATTACTGTTTTGAGTAAGAGGCATACCTCGTACATTTCTTGATGTTCGTACCATTTAAGATCCCAGTACATTATAGCTTCAACTTCCGTATCCCATCCTCTACTGTAGTTATTTAGTTCGTGTTGTTCAAGGTAAAATTCAAGTACCTGGTACTGGATAAGCTGCTGAGTTAACGAATCCTTACTTGTATAGAAGATAAGGTCTTGTTGAGGTATGTAGTCGTCTAGAGTCATGCTTTGGTCTATATGGTATGTATCGGTCTTTCTGGGCTTGGGGCCTTCGGTTGGCAACATACTAATAAAGTATGGTGCCAACCAGTATAATAACTGTTTTTACTGTTATTATTGTTTATATGTGTATACTGGGAGAAACATTTAGTTTCTTGGGAGAAACATTTAGTTTCCTCCAGTTACCGATTTAGTTTCTTGGGAGAAACTTCTAGTGGCTTTCTTTAGCTTATCTATGTTAGTTGGATTGATAACGTAGTGCTTCTTCTTGCTATCTTTAGTAGCGTTATCTAAACGTAGAATCCCAAGGTCTACAAACTTACTAAACCACTTGTTAATCTGTGGTCTAGATAAACCCATCTTCTTAGCATAGGTAGCTTGCGCCCACGTTACTTTACCGTTGAGATTACTATCATTACACATAAGATCTAATAGTACCTTAGCGGACATGTCAATACCTTTACGTTCCATGATGAAGTTAAAGCTAAATCGAGTCTCTCTATTGTCTATCGCTTCCTGTAGTCTTTTAGACTTACCTTCTATCTTCTTCCCCATTATACTTTAAGATATTTGTGGTAGTGTTGAGAGTTCTCCTTGTTAGTAACCCATTCAAGATTCGTATAGTGGTTGTTTGCTTTGTTACCGTCGATATGGTTAACTGTTGGTTTGTTATGAGGGTTTTGTACAAAGAATCTGGCCACTAGGCGGTGTATGTACTTCTCAATTGCATCGTTAATAGATATTGCTTGGTAACGACCACCGACATGGCTGTGGCCACCTGTTTGGCTTATAGACGGTATCTTAGTACCTTCTTTCCAAGAGTAAGTTATTTTGATGTTACCGAGATCAGAAACCCACCAATAACGGTATTTAGTGTTGCCTTCTTTGTCAAGTGGATACTTTCCGGCCACTGATGATTGATGGAACGAGATCCAACGTTGTGGAGCTGCAAATTCGTACCTTGTTGCTGTGCGCATAATATAGTAATTTTGTTTAGTGTAACGTTGTGTTACATATGCTTATATATTGCGCAAAATAAATTGTTTCAATAGATTTGCAAAAAATACTACTATACTATAAATAAGAAAGGCTCCGGAGAACCCAGAGCCTTTCTTGCTAAACAAAATAACCTAAGATAACAAACAATAAGTTTGCTTAGTAACAACGAGTATGCGTTACTGTTATTATATGTATCTGCTTTAGTTTTGTTTCAGAATTATAGAGAAATAGTTGCAGTCAATCCTTGATTAGCAAGCATTGCAACCAATGCATTGTGTCCAATCAATAAAATGTCTGTACCATCATTCTCTCTATTATACGGTGCTGAAGCAGTTCTTTGGAAACCAACTTCGAGTGATTGCAATCCTGAAGTGTATGCAGCCTCTGAAGTATAGATGTCAACAAGTGCATCAACCTGTGTACCAGATGCCTGGTCAACAGCAGAAACTCTTCCATATGCATCAGCAATCTGAATGCCTGAAGGTAGAGTAATAGGAGTTGTAAAATTTAATGCCATAACTTTTTGTATTTTGTATTTTTATATTTATCTTTCTTTTAATATACGATTTTAAGAACACCATCAGTATGGTATACTCCGTTTGTAGGAACTCCCGCTGATACCGCCGCCGCTTGATCTGCATAGTTTCCTGTTGCAATTAGTGCAAGTTTCTTCATTGTTACTGAATCTGTCCAGTTTATCGCTGTAGTATTTCCACCAATCGCTGTCGTATGATTGTAATCTGCAAAACTATTAGAACCCAGTACCGCCGCGTATGATCCTGCAGCTCTAGAAGCGTTACCCATAACCGCACAGTAATCACCAATCGCAAATGAACTTGCACCAACAACTTGTGAGTATTGTGCTGATTTAGAATTCGCACCAAGAACTACTGTATCAACACGAACCGCGTCATCTACAATAGAATTTCTACCGATAGTAATACAGTTCTCAGCTCTTGAATTTGCTTGGCGGCCCAAAGATATACCTGCTGTTGCAGTCGCAGTACTTAACCACCCCATTGAGATACTAGTACTTCCTGTGGCAGCATTTTCTGAACCAATTACGATTGATTTACTTCCAGAACCACCTTGATATCCTGCGTAATTTCCTATAGCAATCGAAGAATCATTTGTAGCTTTTGCGTTTCTCCCCAGTGCCAGCGAAGAACTTCCTGAAGCAACCGCTGGTAAGTTTGTTAGTAGGGTTGCCATCGAGTTTGTTCCTGTTCCTGTACCAACACCACCCGATGCCGGCAAACCTGTCACACTCGCATTTGTGAAATCAACTGCACCTTCAAACAACGTTTGAGTAGCATCAATCATTATTAGATTTGTACCGCCAGTTGGTTCAATCAACTCAATAACTGGTGCTTGTAGCTGAACGTAGTTGTTAGCCATTGATAGTGGAGTTGCATTACCCGCACCGTCTGTCATGTTTTTTAGAGTGCCGTCGATTGCAGCGTTATCTGTTGTTTTTAATAGTCCGAGGTATGATGAACCTACGCTATTTCCTGTTAATGCAGCCATATTATTCTTCTTTTAATTTTTGTATTTCTTCGTAGATTTCGAGAAGCTGTGCTTCTTTATCTGCTATAATTTGTGTTGTGTCAATTTGTATAACTTCTTCAGATACTTTTGTCATAGCTCCGTTATCTGATGTATAGTATTCTCTTTTATGTTCCATATTAGCTAATCTTTAATTTATTATCTCCACATTATCCAAAGGCCACCTGAAGTATCTGAACCGTATGAAGCACCACCAACACCATTTATTCCAATGTTCGAAGGTAATGCGTCACCTGGGTTTACACCTGGTGCAACATAAAGTGCCATTGCTCTGTATATTATCAAAGCAGCAGGGTCTCCACCAGCACCGTTCCAAGTAGCTTGGCTAAAGTGTGTCACGCCAACGCCTGATGTTGATGGAAATAAAACTATTGCAATCTGTGAGTTTACTTTACCAGCTGGCATTGTAAATGGAGTACCCAAAGTAATAATTTTAGCACCTGTTGTAGAAGCATCTACTGTACCTAATGATAATAATCTATCGTTGATATAAAGATTATTATCACTATCCACGTCCACGTCATATATTGCAACTTCCATTGTCGCTCCTAACTGTGAAGTAGTTATACCAACGTGCACTTCTCTAATAGTATCTCCAGGTTGTATACCCGCGATCGCGTAATGTGCTTGTTCGCCAGCATTTTTACCAGTAGTACCATAACCTGTAGTAGTTATCCAAGTTCTCAATGAATTTGTAGTACCTGTATTTCTATAAAGAACGCCTCTCATACCACTTCCACCATAGCAACCATATGCAACGTCACCACCACCACCTCCACCGCCAGCAGCATCAATAGTAAATGTATTACTACCGCTATCTGTTAGTGTAATGTTAGTTCCTGCTTGCATTGTCACCACATCATTTGTAGCATCAGAGCCAGTTAGTGCAAAGTTTATATTACCTGCAGCTCCAGCAGCACCAAAATCATATGTAGTGTCTGTTCCTCCGCCACCAGTTGCGCTAACGATTGGGTTTGCAGGGTCAGTAGCATCAACTGTCACATTTGTACCTGCAACAACTGATTGTACGCCAGTATCAATACCTGTCACAGTACCTGTAAAGTTTACACCTGTTGTTGAAACCTGAAGTGGTAAATCGTTACCAGACCCATCTTGTAGCGTCTTTAACGTACCATCAATAGGTTGTTCGTCGTTTGTCTTGATTAGGCCATCATATGTAGCACTAATCTGTAAGTTCTGTAAATTTGCCATATTATACTATTGCTTCCCAGTTTCTTGTTTCTGCTTCCCAGTTATCTGTAATCTCTTCCCAAAGTACAGCTGTTGTTGGAGGCGTTGCTAAATCAGCAATTGCCATCCACCAAGTACCATAACCTGCTGGAGTTGTAATACCATAAAAGTTTGCAAGGGCAATTACCCATGAACCATATAAAGGAGCAGTTATACCAAAGTACTCACAAAGAGCCTGTAGCCATGAAGCATTTACAGGTTCAGTGACACCTAAATACTCACAATAAGCTTGTACCCAAGAACCATTGACAGGGTCAGTTACTGCCCCGTTTGTCTGGTTGAGTACGTACTGTTGTACTGCTGATGTTATGTCGTTACTAATCATTAGTTAGAAATATAATTTTTAGTCTTGTTGTATGCCGCGTAGTCTAACTACTGCGTCTATTGCTCCCTGTGTACCTATGTACATCAGAGATATGTTTACCCATTCATGACCAGAGATAGCTCCTGTAATAGCCATTAGAGTGGCAATCAAGAATACTGTTAGTTTCTTGCTAACCCAGCTATTTAGAAGTTTGTCTAATCTTGCTCTCATGTCTGATAAACTTGTATAATTTGTTGATGTTGTTTTGTGTTGCTTTAGTCTTCGATGGCAGGGCCTTCTCCGATGCAACCGTCGCATTTCTCTTCATAGTAGGTTTTGTTGTTTCTTGGTACAACTAGTCCTGAGAAGTATGGTGTTTGCTTGTTTGGAAACATACCATCCGTTCCAGGAGTTTCGTAATCAGCAAACATTCCAGGGTTATCTAAAAGGTACTCACGTAACCTCTCGTTATAGAATTGTGCTGTATCTAATGTAGACTGTCTTAAGTATTTAAGCTCGTCTAAGCTAGTTTGTGTTGATTCTTCAGATGTACCTGATAGTATACCTTTATCAACTAGTTTATACTTTAGACCTGGCATCATAAGATACAATGCGTATTGCATTAGCATCGGGCCAATGTAGTCGTTTAGTAGTGTTTGTTCGTCAGCTGTTAAGCTTGAGTTAACAATACCATCTTTGATAGCATTGAAGAACTTTGTACCAAGCGAATCTTGGATGTAAATATCCTGCGCTTGTATAATAAATGGAGTAATCTCTTCAACGCGAACGTTAGAATCTAGATTTGTCCATTGCTTAAGCCTCTGTTCCGATACTAGTAGTGCTGTCTGTGCCATCTGTTGTTTCAATAATTTGTTTCGATTGTACCTCTACTGTTACATTTAGACCATGTAGCTTTAGTAGGTATGCGTATGTTGATAGAACCTTCTTACGTTTTGGCTCTACTACTGTATTCATGAAGTGAGAATAAGCTATAATAATCTCTTCAGCAACCGAGCTAAAGCCTGCACCCTTAGAGATACCTAGTAAAGCTGGGGATGTAATCCTGTGTGCCGTTAAGATTCTTGTAGAGATTCTTTCTTCTAGAGTAATGTAGTAATCGTCGTTAGCATTCTCGATTGGAGTAACTTCTAACTCTTTACCAGGCTCAGAGAATGCAAGGAAGAATCTACCAGCGTTATCTTGACCACTAAATGTTTCTTCGATCTCGTTATAGATCATTCTTCTTTCTTCTGGAGTAGGGATACCATTTCTAAATTGTACAAACATAGATGGAGCTAAGCCATTGGAAATGTTTGCGTTATGGAATCTAGATACTCTTCCATCGAGCTCGATATCGTTCAATGCACCAACATATGCTGGTAGTGGATATACGTTGTTACCTGGAGTGTAGTTAAAGCAGTAGTAAATCTGCGAAGCGTTATCGCCCTTATTATCTGTAGGGTCAAATGCTCTATACGCAACTGGTTTGCATTTACGTACGTTAGACCAATCAGAAGAGTGGAAGTATTCAGTAACTTCGTCTTCTTCAGTCATCTTACCAGATCTAATGTTTGCAAATGGAATGTGGTAAAGCTCCGCTATACGGTCTCCACCTTTATTCCATACTACGTTCATTGCGTATCCGTTGTATAATGCGTAATCTAAAGAGATCTTTGCAAATACTTCGTCAACTGTTTCGCCTTTAGTATTGATGTATTCGTCACCAATAACTTTGATACCATCACCGATCATACCATCTTTGATAGCTTGGATAGCAGTGTGGTGCATTGCAGAACTATCGTATAATTCTATTAGTCTTTGTGGAAACAAGTTGTGTTCGCCGTAGTATACGTATTCTTTACCTCTAACTTCTTTAATGTTAGGTAGATCTAATGCGTCAAACGATTGACCTTTGATAGAATATAAACCTTCTGGATTTGTATTTCTCATAGTTAATATGTTGGACGGTAATAAGTTACCGCTTCTCTGTTTTCGTTATTTGACTGATATGGAGTAGTTCCAGTAGAGCCACCTTCTTCAGTAATATATTTTAGTAGTCCTGTTTCTATAATGTTTGCAGAACCATCTTGGACTTCGTAGTCGTATATTGCATTGATATGCGCAGTACGTTCAGCCTCAGTTATATTTATCACGAATTCTGAGTAGCGGTTATTTGATGTAACTGGTGTTAGTTCCCATGACCAGTACTCATCAGAAGCTTGCGATTGTATTGCAAGATAGTGTGTTGTACTCAGATTTGGTGTATTGAAGCTTATTTGCGCAGTTGTTGCGCCAGTTGGTAGATATAAGGTCATTACGTGTAAAATGCTGTATTTATACTACTAAATATAGATTTAGCCCGCGTTGTAAATAAGAAAGGGCCCACAAATTAATGTGAGCCCTTAGGGTATAGAGACACCCGCTAGGGTGGGAAGCTTATGCTTCGACTATAGTACCTGTTACTTCGAATGAAGGTGATGCTTCAAGACCTGATACCGTGATTTCGTATCCGTTTCTATCTGCGTACGCTGTACCTGAGGTAGCTGTACCTGCAGACATGTATGCGCCTCTTTCAATACCTACCGAGAAGTACTTACCATTGCCATCTTTGAATACAACAACCATTGATGTAGCTTGAGCCATAAGAAGAATCTCATTTCTCTTAGATGCTTCCATCTTGTTAAACACCATAGTTAGTGCTTGGTCGTATGTAACAGTACCGTTCTCTTGAGAAACTGCAACAGTTTCAGTGAACGATGATGTTTGACGTGGTACTTCAAATTCGAAGAAATCAGCCGGTGCAAGTGCAGAACCGCCAACTGTAATTGCAGTAATTACTCCTGCAGCTTCAGTGATGCTTTCTACAGCTCCGTTTGCGATGAAGATCTTCTCGATCCCACCATTGCTATCATTACAATCTAATGTAAATCCTGCTGTTAAGTTAGAACATGCCATATTTCTGAATTCTTTTTTTGGTTAAAGAATGGGACCGAAGTCCCATCCTTGAGGTTTTGATTACGCTAGTGCGTTTGTAGCGAATACGTTGATTTGGTGTACTGCAACACCTAATCTCCATTTAGCGATGAATTTTACTACATCTTCGCCTTTGTCAAAGTAGAACTGCATTGTTTCGAAGTCAGACTCTAGACCAGTACCAGCTACGATGAATCCTGCAGGACCTGCAGCTACGTAGTTAGAACCTGTTAGACCTGAAGTCTTAACAACTTTACAGTTAGTACCAATTAGATCAAGAGACTTACCGTCGCCTTGGTTGTAGTGGTAGTAGTTTTGAGCAACTAGAGCTCTTCTTAGAGTCTGGAAGTTAGCTGGAGAAACCATCATGATAAGGTCTTCTCTGTTCTTAACTGACTCATCGATAGAATCGAATAGATCTAAAGCTTGGTCGATTGCGTTAGCAACAGTCCATGCAGCAGCGCCAGCAGGTACAGTTGCACCGTTAGCAGCAGTTACTTGATCTTTGATACCTTCGCCAGTACCGTCACCGTCGATTAGGTAAGACTCGTTGTACTTCTTAACTCTCTCTACGTAGTATGTAGCGATAGTTTCTTCGAATGGTACAGAATCTTGGTCAGCGCCAGCTGACATTCTTTGGCTTAACCAGTATTGACGTAGATCGTCCGGGCAAAGCTCCATTTTTACTTGCTTGTCTCTGATAGTAATATCTACCTGAGAGAAGTTTACATCACCTGAAGGGTTCCATCCACATGCAAGATCTGCAACGTTTAGGTCTCCGTCCATTAGGTTGATTGCGACTGTTCCAGCTGATAAGCCTGAACGTACGTCGATTTCTGACATTAAGTCAGTTGTTAATACTGCTTTAGCGATCAATTCTAATGATAGCTCGTCAGTATAAGTTGAAAGTGCTGTTAAATCAAATGCCATGATTTCAAATTATTATTTTTAGTTATTACTTTCTGCCGTTGCGGATAGCGATGATAGATTCGATACGCGCGTTAGCTTTCGTTGTTTTAGTTGCAACCTCTTCTTTGAAGTTGTTACGAACCGGTTTAGTAGCAGGCTCATCTGCTAATGCGTTAAAGCGCTCAGTTAGAGAGCTCATTTCTTCTTTTACTTCTTTCTTGTAGTCGTTGATTAGTTCAGCGATAGCACCTAGAAGTTCTTCTGAAGACATCTCTTCTTTGATTTCTTCTTCTACTTCTTCCATTGCTTCCTCAGTAACTTCTTCGCTAGTAGCTTCTTCAGCTACAGGCGCGTCCATTGCTTTCTCTTCAATAGATGCAATCTCACCATTCTCTCCAACAGTAACAAGAAGACCTTCAGTTGTTTCGTGGATGCCTTCAGGTGCAAATGGATCTTCGTCTTCTTCAGTTGAGATGTAAAGGATTGCTCCTGCTACGATCTCACCATCAGTGTAAACTTCTGTACCGTCTACTAGAGTTGCAGCAGCCATTTTAGCTTCTGTTGCCTCTTCTGTAGCAGATTCAGTTTCTTCCATTTCTACCTCTTGTACTGGAACTTCAGCTCCAAGCATAACACGCAATTTAGTGATAGCGTCTTGTACAGTCATAGTATTAGTAATTGTTTTTAAGGGTTAGAATAACTAACCTTGTTTGTAAATATAACAGTATATGTATCTGACAAAAGTTACTTAGCTTTACGGCGTACCTCCCAGATTCTAGTAATATTTAGAACAATACCTGTAAGGATAAGTAACAGTGATAAGATAGTGTTAATATCTAACCAAGCTACTCCAGCTCCAGCTATTGTTGTTAGGTTCGCTATACTGTCTTTAGTTTCGTGTAACATTAGTTCTTTGCTAGTTTTTCTATAAAGTTACCAGCAACTGAATATCCACGTAGTTCTCCGTCTTTAATCTTTTGCCATGTATCTTCGTCATTGATCTTGTAGCTAACCATCCACGTTCCTACTGGTACATTGTAACCGTACTTAGTTGACTTATCGTAAGTCTCATCTTCTACGATCCAAGATTCTAGTAGTGTATTGTTGGTAACCACATTATCATCATGGTTAACATCTGTATTATTATGTCTGTTATCTGCTAAGAATTTCTCAGCAATGTTCTTGATAGTTTGTTTAGAGAAGTAAACGTGAAAGATATTACCTAATGCATCCTTACGTGGGATTAACATTTGTGGTACCATTGCAGGTCCTACGATTACTCTTTGTTCCTCATTGAAAGAGAAGCGAGAATTTGGGTGGTGCCAGTAGTTGTTCTGTGGACCGGCAGTTTGACCTGCTCTGCCCGATGCTGGGCCATGAGAGATCATTATCAACTGTCCGCTATCTGATCTAAATACATCTAGCTCCTCCCAGTAGTGTTTACAGTTTACACCGCCTTTATAGTCGAAGATGGAGTAACGTTGTCCATCATGGCGGAAACCTGTGTTAACACGACTTGACATCTCGTCAATTTCCTTACGAGTATACAATTTGCGCATTCTTTGCATTGCCTTACAGAAGTTACGCTCTGCAAGTGCTCCTGCATATCTGTACTTTCTTTCTGGCTTCTCGTCTTTCTTTACTCTGCGACCTAATACGTCTAAAGCGGCTACGCCCTTTAAGTAATCTCCGATAGTGTTAAAGTTAGTCTTTGTACCATCGATCATAATTACTGATTCAGGATCGTATTCCTCTCCGAACTCATCAGACTTTGCAAGCTCTACAATGTAGTCTTGTACTTGCTCTTCTAGAGATGCAAAATCTTTACGTAGTTCTTCGTATTTACTAGCCACGTAGAACGATTCTAAGACATCCGATGTCTCATACTCTGTTCTCCATTTAGAGTATAGTTTAAGTGTCTGTAGTGATGGCACAGTATTGTCAAACTCAACCTTCTTGTCTCCTACGTTATAGTAAGGGAATCCAAGGTTAGCTCTACGGCCATCTTTGTAATATTTGTTGATATCTAAGATACCATCAAACTGTTCTGCTGATAGATCTACAATTCTACCATTAGTTTTATTTTGTACATACCAGTGTGTTGATTGGAAGTCTACTCCATCTACCTGGTATTCCATCTTCTTGATTAGTTTTAGATCCCAGTTACTTTCGTATCCTCCAAGAGAATAGAATAAGAACTGTGCGATCTGGAAGCAGTAACCAAACGGGTAACCTGTATCGATTCCGTTCTCTGCAAGTATCTTCATCTGCTCACCGTGGTCTACGCCACCTTCGCCAGCAGCTCCACCACCTGGTTTCTTCATCATATCTACATTAGCATCTAAGAATGCTTTGTAGTGTTCCATACCTGTATTGTCTACATAGAAACGATCGTCCCATGATGCGTAACAGATAGCTGATGCTTGGTCTTGTGGGTACCCTTCTTCTTGGATAATTGGAATACAACGACTGATGAAGTCTTCTTTATCTTCTCCTGGCTCTGGGTTAACAAACTCTTCTTGTGCGAAGGCTTGCCAGTTGATACCAATAGCCGGAGTATTTACGAGACTCATGATATCTACGCCAAGACCATCTAATTCTAGTTCGTCTGCGTCTATTCTAAGTTCTACAATCTTTCTCATAGTTTTGCTAAGTCGTTAATTTTCTTGTTGGCTTCTTGTTGGTTGGTCATTTCGTCTGCAACAACGTATGCCTTAACAACGGTTTGTGATTCTGGTGTAACTACGTTATTGCCACCTACTACTGTATCTATCGCACTCTGTGGATTGAAGCTTGGAATCGTAGGTCTTGATGGTACTCCACCTGAATCCGCTGTTCCTCCTGGTGTTGGAGTTGATACTATTGCTTTAACATTAGCAAGACCGCCCGCAATAGCAACGCCAGCAGCAATAGCAGCTCTAACTGGTGAGGTTGGATCACCTGGTATAAGTTGTGAAGCATATGCAGCTTGAGCGGCTTGGTAAGTTTGAATAGTAGTCTGAGCGATAGCAGCAGCTTTTGCAGCAGCTGAATTCTCACCGAGAAGGCCTGCAACAGCACCCAAAGCATCAGCAGCGACACTAAGATTCGCATCTGCAACTTCTTTCTCCAACTCTTCTCTAAATTTAGCTTCTTCTTCATCAATGGCCATTCTTTTATTACTGAACGATTGTTTAGCTGCGTTCTTCTCTTCTTCTGATGCTTTTAGTAATTCGAGTTCTTCTAGGGCCGCTCTTTCAGCTATCTCTAACTCTCTCCTTGCTTGTTCGAATGCATTGTCTAACTCTTCTTGAGCTAACTCTTGTAACATATCTCTAATGCTACGCTTTCTATCAACCTCTTCTTGGTCAAGCTCACGGCCTAACTTTCCTGCTTCTTGTTCTACAGTGTTTAGAGCTGTTTGAGCGTCTATACGCGCAGCTGTGGCCTCTGCTAACTGTGTTTCTAGTTCTTCTCTCTTCTCGTAGTTACTTTCGTTAGCAATTTGTAACTCTAGTAGATCTTCTTCTGCTTTAGCTTGTTTAGCTACATTCTGAGCTAACTGTACTTGTATCTTTCCAACTTCGTCAAGTGCAGCTGCTCTTTCAGCATATGTAAGTGTAGTATCTTCTGCTATCTTTCTTTGAGCTTCTAACTGTTGGTTAAGCTTTGCATTCTCAACTGTTAGTTCTTGTTGTAGATCTCTGAGGTTTCTCTGAGCGTTTACCAATGTGGTAGCCGTTACAGTAGCTTCCTCTACAGCTTTCTTTATCTTCTTAAATGCTTTCTCGCCAGCTTCTCCAATCTTCTCTACAGAGTTATCAACACCTGTAAATACATCAACAAGTTCTGTACCTGCTGATTTTACATCTTCTAGGGCTGCAGCAAACTCACCAGAGAATACATTCATCAGGGCTGAGCCAAGGAAACCAACTACTTCAATAGCAGATCTAAATCTCTCAATGATGTTGTCAACGATTAGTTGTCCAAAGTCTTTTAGTGCTTGTACTGGATTCTTAAATGCATCTACAAGGTTACCACCTAGCTCTGCTGCAAATTCTGTTAACTCTCCA